TTGTATTTGGTATACCATCAGCATTCTTAAGATCGACACTTACCATTACTTTACCAAACTCAGGCGGATCTAATTCTTCTCCACCAAAGACATTTAATGATTCTATGTCATTAAATTCTTGTTTTAGTAGTGTTTTATAGTCGCTAACTGTAACTGTTCTGTCTTGTACTGTAATAGATTTAGGAGCATTTATTCTAATTGACTCTGAATCTTCTGCAAAACCACCACCAGCAGCTGCTGCAATTGTTGTGATAGTTACGTTAGAATACCCCTGAATATCTCCAGTTAATGCAAATACATTAGCAGAATCTGCTGTATTTGCTGAAGATAACCTGTATTTTGTTTCTATAACATTACCGTGAGTAAGTGATTTACCTAATACATTATCACCAAATGTTATTTCAAACTTTTCAGTTTCAGCTGGTTGTAAGAAGTATACATTACTTGTACCTGTTAATCCAATAGTAGATAATGCTTTTGTATATACAGCATTTGTTGTATCTGATGTAGATTCTAATACTTTAACAATTAAACTGTCTGTATCTACTTCTTTATTGTTAAGTACGAACCTTTGATTTGTGTTTGCACTGTTAACTGTAAACAATTCAGTAATAATGTCACCTTCAAATATATCAACATTAGCTGCAATATAATTGCCATCACTATCTGCTGATACAGTTCTACTTTCATTGGTAGTAAAAGTATAAGTGTTTGAATCTACTGATGTTGTGAAAGATGTGTATTGTGGTATTGTAATTGCTGCTGGATTATTGTCTGGGAATATTTGTATCTCTATTTCTGCTTTTGATGATGTATATGATCCAGGTGTATAGTTTAAAGATTTTGCATGAGATATAATACTATCTCTTAACTGGGCACTATCAATAAATCCTTCTGCTGCAACCATATTGAGATAGAAGTTTTGTAAGTATGTGTTGTATGCAAGAATGTCTAACATTACATTTAAGTTAGAACCAGCAAAATCATAATCTTTAAATACAGATTGTGAAGCGTAGTATTGTTTCAGACTACTCTTGATATCTCCAAAGTTTATGTTTGCTACACTTAATGTACTATTTGCTGACATTATCTTATTCTCTCTAATATTAGATCCAATTGTTCTACGTTACTATTATTTATCAAGCTAAAAAGTATGCTAACATTTAAGTTATTATTATCTGGATCTGCTGATACTTTTACATTCTCAATAATGGCTCTTGGCTCATATTGAGTAATGGTATCAATAATAGTTTGTTTGATAAGAATAATAGTCTGAGCACTAAAGTTTTCAAACAATAAACTTCTTATCTTGCAACCTATCCTTGGTTGCATTAATCTTTCACCTTTGTCGGTTAAGATCAAATTCTTTACAGCTTGTTTAACAGAGTCGGCATCAGTCTTCAAAGATAAATCTTTCTTGACTGGATGTACAGCAAAACTGTTATTAAAATCTGAAAAAATAGCCATATACTTATTTAGCCTAATCTGTCAAGGTTATATACTCTAAAGCTCTAAGTTTAGCTAATAAGTCTGATTCCTTACCTATTGCTGATTGGCCAATTGTATATACTCTTGGTTTAATATATTGTTCGTTAAATTTAAAGCCAGCCTCTTTATTTTCTTGAGCTCGGCCTGTTGCGTGATTGTCTCTTGATGCTTTTATATAATCAAGCAAAGCAAGAGCTCTAAGTCTATCTTTATCTTTCTTTCCACCTCTTGCTCTTGATTTATTAAACTGTGTGGTTACTTCTCTGTATTCTTTCTTGTATGCATCTGTATCATTAAAGAACAATTCTTTCCATTTGTCCATTATTGCTTTTCTTTCTGGACTTTGTTCTATAACATCAATGTTTTCTGCTTCTTTAACTTTCTCGTTATTAGTTGCTTCTTTAGATGGTGAACCTTCATTCTTTTTAGATGGCTCTTCAATCTCTTCTGCTTCTTCTGCTGGTACTTTTGTTTCTACACCTTTTTTAACTTCCTTGCCATCTACAATTTCTACATTTGGTACTGCAGTACATATAGCATCTTTTATTCCGCTTAGCTCAAAACCAGGTAATGTCATTGAAGGTATTTTACCCATAATATCTGCTACTGCACTTAGGTCACCTGAACCAACAGCAAGTAGTTTTGAACTTACACTATCCAATGCAGCGCCTTTACCAGATGCAATATCTTGTCCAGTTATTCTTGCTGTAGTTAATGCATCTTGTTTTATCTTGTCAAACTTTTTCTTTTCGATAGCTAACTTGTCAGCATCTACTCCAACTTCTTTTAACATCTCATCAACATTGACACCTGGAAACTTTTCTTTCATACTTCCAAGTTTATCTAATACAGCTCCTGGATCACCAGATGCTAAACCTGCAACTAATGAATCCATCTCGTCTTGTAATTTTAAGTCTGGTTTAGGTATCTCTGGTATTGCTGCTTCTACTTTAGCTGCTATACCGTCTGTAAGACCTTCTAAGCTACTTTTTAAACCAGCGATACCATCAGCAATACCTCCGGCAGCATCTCCGACAATACTATTCTTTACACTATCCATAGCGCCAGATATCTGCTCATCTAAAGCAGCTTTATCTAAACTTGGTCCGCATTCCTTAGCCATTATGTCCCACTAGTTGGTGAATCTGAATCATTCTTAGCACCTGAGTTAGCACCATCTCCAGTATCCATTGAAGTTGTTTTATGAGTATGTGAATGTAATGTAACATTTGTATCTGTAATATTACCAGATACGACATCTATTGATCCAGTATTGTAATCAATAGTACCTGTAGTAGCATCAATGTCCATTGTAGGTGCAGTAATTGTTTGAGTCGCTAACGATTCTAATTTCTGATTACCTACGGACTTAACAGTCATTGTTCCTTCAGCAGCAATGTTTAAGTTGCCACCAGCAGCGATGTTAAGATTATTTGCTCCGAGCAGTGTATAGTTGTCTGGAAGTATATGAGTTGCTTTACTCAAGTTGGTTCTAGATTCTTCACCAGTAACTGTCTTAGTAAATAAACCCTTGATGCTATCTATAAAGTTTCCTACAGTCTGAAGGGTTACGTCTTTACTTACTCTCTCAGACTTATTCCCATTGATCTGGACTGCTTGGTCCGATAAGATTTCCTTCGACTCATTGCCCTGTACCTTCTTAATGTAATCGCCCCGTATAGATAAGAAATAATCACCATCAACCTCCTCGATTTTGTCTCCTTTGATTAATAATCTTGCATCACCATCAATAGTAACATTTACGTTACCCTTAATATAGACATCGTTGTCACCAAGTGTAATACTATAATCATTTCCGTTAATCTTTGTAACTCTGTTTCCGTCTGGCTGAATTTCTTGGAAGGTTCCTTTCTTATGATACCAATGTATTCTTTCTGCACCAGGAGTATCGTCTACTTCAAATAAATGTCCTGCTTCTGTATACCATACATGGTTTAAAGGATATGTTGATTGAGGTATTCCTGGTCTTAAAGGAGTCTGTCCACCTTCTCTTGGATGAGGCTCACGCCATGAAGTTCTCTCGTAATATTTTTTAGCTTTGTCTGCTTGTACTGATTTTATTGAGAACGCTCTTGCACTTTCAATTTTACCAAATGACTTTTTGGATTTTCTTTTTTCAATTAGGTTCTCATGATCTTCTGCTTGTTCGTCTCTTGCATGTCTGTTTACTGATGTCTCACCTAGTTCTGCTAAGTCTGGATCATTAAGAGGATACATTTTATTCTTATGATCAAAGAATCCATCGTCTTGTGGTTCTAATGATGGCTTACCATATAGAGAACCCATAACCAATGGTTGTTGATAATCTGGATCTAAGAAAATACCAAACACCCATGTACCTTCAACTATACCAGTAGGCGATCTACCTACACCACTAAGTGATGCAGATGTAATTGGATTCAACACCATTGCCCAAGGTAAGTCTTCTGTAGGTATTGCAGACTTATCGTTTGTGTGGACAGAATAGATACGTACTTTTAGCCTTCCAAGTTGTTCTGGATCATTTCTATCTTCAACAACACCTACAAAGTGTTGGTTGCCTTGGAATAATTGATTTGAACCTTGCATTACTTACCCGCCACCACATTTTTACTTGGATCATCTACATTTGGTCTGAAACTTTCTTTGTTAACTATCATGTTACACATATATTCGTTTCTTGTAATGAAATGATTTAATTTTGTTATCAAATAATTGCCTGTTATCTTTGGCTCTTCTTGTTTACCATCACTCTTAGCATTTTGTTCTAACATACTTATTCTTATTACCATACCTGCATGTAAATTTGAATCGCCTGGAACAGTAACATCTGCTTCTACTGTACCTAAACTTTCTTGGTAGAATTTTCTTTTAGGAATAATTGATGCTATGTTAGTATTTACACCATCATTATATTTCCAATATGTGTTATTAATAACATTAAGACTATCATCAATCATTGCAAGACTATCTAAGCTCATTCCTTTTCCATCTAAATGAATAAAGTCTTTAAAATTTTCCTTTACTAATAACGCTTGTGTATCTAATGTTTGTTCTAATAAGTTTATCTCAGCTACTTGACTTGCATAAGCTCCACTTTTAATTCTTGCCATTGGATTCTTAACTGGTTTGAATGTTATGCTTTCTATTTCGTGTTGTATATCTCTGTTTGGATCGTTTTGATTTGTGTTTACGTTTGGATTGTATGTGTATGTAATCGGATTATCTCTACCATCTTCAATAAGTTTTTCTACATTATGAAAGTTAAATCCTTTACTATTTTCATAAAAAGTATATAAAGATGCTTTATAATTTGCTGAATATGATCGTTTAGCTAAGAAATCCATAGTCTCATATGGTGTCAATCCTGGAACAATATAAGTGTAAAGACCGTCTGTTTCATGAACATCTATTTTTCTTTTCTTCTTTCTAGTGACTGCAGCGTTAACTTTTTCAAGTACTTTTTGAACACCTTGATTAATAGGCAACCTGAATGACTGGTTTATATCCATAGTTGATTGTGTATAATGTTCTGGTGTTACACCAAAGAGCTGATATTGTTTGGCATTACTGCCATCGCTTGATAGTTGTGTTTCAATTTT